CCTAGAGATTTATGGGAATCGTACTCGGCAGTTCTGGGCGCGAGTTAAAATAAGGACAGGCGACGTTCACCCACGCCGGGAGAGTGCTTGGCGGGGTTATCACCTGACAACTAAGAGAGGACCCGGTGGGGGGCATGCCCTCCTCTGGGCCCTATTTGACTACTTCTCGCTCCCTTGGGAGCTGAAGGAATCACTCCTCTTCGTTGGGGGAGAAAAGATTAGGGCAACTTTCTCTTTCTCGACCGGTACGCAGGGTTCTTCCGGTTTATCCAACGGCTAATTGCTCCTCTCGACTGAGATAGGTCGTGGGACGATTGGTCGTGGGGGTGTTCCCCCTACCGGCGCCTTGCGGGGATCCCAGATAAGTGGGGAAAGACTAGGGTGGTTGCGATTCTGGACTATATGTCTCAGACTGTACTCCGCCCTGCTCATAACTTCATGTTTCGGATCCTTAGATCAGTACCGCAGGATTATACCTTTAACCAGGACGGGTTTAGGGATAGGATCACGTGGGGAGAGGGGATTATTTATCATTCTGTAGACCTGTCGAGGGCTACAGATAGATTCCCTTTCTCGCTGACCCTATCTGCCGTAGAACCTGTGTTCGGTAAGGAGTGGGCTACTCACTTCCGCCGGATTCTCGTTGGTTTTCCGTTTAAGCTTCCTAAGTCTGGACCTAGTTCGGTTCAGGAGGAGGCGGTTTATGCGGTCGGGAGTTCGATGGGGGCCCTCGGGTCTTTCGCGTTCTTCGCGTTTGGACATCATTACCTTGTGTTTTGGTGTTGTGAAGAGCTCGGGATCTCTTGGGAGGAAGCGGAATATGCCCTACTTGGGGACGACGTCGCTTTCTGGAACCCTGCCCTTGCTGAGCTATACAAGAAGACTCTCCTTGATCTGGGAGTGGAGGTCTCCCCTGGTAAGACCATCGTCTCTACGACGACGGTGGAGTTTGCCAATCGGGTCCTCTTCCATAACGAGGAAGTATCTGCCTTTCCAATTTCGGCCATTAGTGACCGTCTCGGGGACATTGGACTCCTAGCGGCGGCACTACTGGGGGAGAGGAAGAAGGGGTTTATACCCTCTTCTGGTATTCCTGCAGCAATTGTCCGTCTACTCGTCTGTACGAATCAGATTAAAGTAGAAACAGCGTCTAAGCTGTCCCAACTTATTACTCGTCTAATCTTCGCTAGCGATTTCCTTCGGGGGAAACTCGATGCTGTTTCGGCAGTGCTGGG